AAGTTAGTGTCGATCAGCTGCTGCACAATTTTGAACCAACTATCCGACAGTTACTCGCAGTATGTGGTTTCCCGATTCAACGTACCAACTTTGATGAAGTATACCGCGAATGGATCAGTAGACAAATACACATCAGCAAGGATCGATTAGTTGCAGACATAGTGGAACACGTTGCAGCCGATCGCGAATATGAATGGGCAGGCCTTACTTTAGTTGATGAGGCATTTGTCCAGATGCAGCTAAGAGACTTGCATCACCTAGAGTTAAAATGTTACAATCTCAATGAGTTTCCTGCGACTACTAGGGAACTAAGGAAATATTTAACCAATGAGTAATCTTTTTAAAAAAGCTGCGGTCTTTACCGACATTCACTTTGGACTAAAGTCAAACAGCCAACTACATAACGAAGACTGTTTGAGTTTTGTTAAATGGGCAACTGCTAAAGCCAAAGCGGAAGGGTGCGAAACATGTCTGTTCCTTGGAGACTGGCACAACAACCGAGCAAGCATTAATATTCTTACTCTACAATACAGCTTACAAGCACTGGAACACCTCAATGATAATTTCGAAACTGTTTATTTTATTCCTGGTAACCACGATTTGTACTATCGTGACAAGCGGGACGTACAGTCTGTGGAGTGGGCAAAACACTTACCGAACATCAAGATATGTAATGATTGGTTCTCTAGTGGCAATGTGGTTATCGCTCCTTGGCTTGTGGCTGAAGACCATAAACGGATTCCTAAACTAAAAGGCAAGTACATGTTTGGGCACTTTGAATTGCCCGGATACTTAATGAACGCAATGGTTGCTATGCCTGAGCACGGTGAGCTCCGCGGTGATGATTTCCAAGGGTTTGAACATGTGTTTTCAGGTCATTTCCATAAGCGCCAAACACAACGTAACATTACCTATGTGGGTAACTGTTTCCCGCACAACTATGCAGATGCCGGCGACGATGACCGTGGCATGATGATCTTAGAATGGGACAAAAAGCCCGAATTCCATGCGTGGCCTGATCAACCCAAATATCGTGTGTTCCAACTTAGTGATGTTATCAACCACACTGAAGCTATGCTCAAACCCGGTATGCATTGCCGTGTTAACTTAGATATCGACATCAGCTATGAAGAAGCAACGTTTATCAAAGAAACATTTATTGATACGTACAAGCTTCGAGAGATTACCCTGATCCCTGCTAAAGTAACTGAGCTAACTGAATACGAAATACAAGGCAATATTGAATTTGAAAGCGTAGATCAAATTGTTGCAAGTCAGCTTACAACTTTAGACAATGGTAAGTTTAACAAGAATCTATTGCTGGACATTTATCGCAACTTATGATTGACCTGTCAACTGTTAAGTGGCTTCAAATCGAAGCGTCTAGCAAATGCAATGCATGGTGCCCAGGTTGCTCTCGCAACAAAAATGGGCACGGCTTAGTGGACTGGCTAGTTCCAGAAGATTTAAAAACCGAACGATTCGAAGAAGTTTTAAAGCTTTTCCCTAACTTAGAAACTGCTGACTTTTGTGGGACGTTTGGCGATGCGGCTGCGGCTGCTAATATTCACGAATTAACAGATCTTGCAATGCAAGCCGCGCCCCAACTGTTGCTCAGAACCAATGGAAGTTTGCGCAATGAAGAATGGTGGCGCGACTATGCGAAAAGGCTAGAAGGGCACAATCACAATGTTTGGTTCTGTTTAGATGGACTAGAAGACACACACCACATCTACAGACAAGGCACAGATTGGCAAAAGATTATTCGCAATGCTACAGCATTTATTGAAGCAGGCGGCTATGCCACATGGCAGTTCATTCCGTTTGCACATAACGAGCACCAAATCAAAGACTGTTTACGATTAAGTCAAAAACTAGGATTTAAAAAGTTTGAGTTGTACAAACGTGTGCGCAACAACTTTAAAGCACAAGATTACAGAACAGGTGCGCCAGTTGACATACGTCCATGGAGTCGCAACGATACTCGGAATCCTTTAACTTTTGTAAAGAACCGAGTTGATCTCAAAGACTGTATGCATTTACACATGCACTTTGAATGTGTGTTGTTTCTTTAATAAATTCTACGCAGACAACGATCCTGCAAAGCTAATGGACATATCGAGCCAGCTAGCCGACACTAAAACGGTACACGCAACCTGTATGCACAGTTGCGGAAGCCCATCACAATCTATATAATAGCCTAGTATGTTTAAAATTAAAGATCTAACAGTAAAAAACTTTATGAGCGTGGGTAATGCTACCCAGGCTGTCAATTTTGATCGCAGAGACTTAACTCTAGTGTTAGGCGAAAATTTAGACTTAGGGGGCGACGACAGCGGAGCACGTAACGGCACAGGTAAAACAACGATTATCAATGCGTTGAGCTATGCCCTTTACGGCAACGCCCTTACTAACATTAAGAAAGATAACTTAATCAATAAAACAAACCAAAAGGGCATGATGGTTTGTATTGATTTTGAAAAGGACGGCATTGACTATCGAATTGAGCGAGGTCGCAAGCCGGGAGTAATGAAGTTCTTTGTTGCTGGCAACGAAAAAGAAATCACAGACGAAGCACAAGGCGATAGCAGAGAAACTCAAGCAGAGATTGAACGTATGCTAGGCATGAGTCATGATATGTTCAAGCATATCGTTGCGCTGAATACTTACACTGAGCCGTTCCTTAGTTTAAAAGCCAATGATCAACGTGTGATCATTGAGCAGCTACTAGGTATTACACTACTCAGTGAAAAAGCTGAACGTCTTAAAGAACTAAACAAAGCCACTAAAGATGCCATTACACAAGAAGAATTCCGCATCAAAGCAGTAGGCGATGCAAACAAACGCATTCAAGATCAAATTGACGCACTACTAAGACGTCAAACACTGTGGACTACAAAGAAAGCCGGAGATGTTTCGGCACTACAGGCCGCATACGATCAGCTTGCACAAATTGATATCGAAGCAGAGCTAGCTGCACATCATGCACTAACTGAGTACAACGAAAAAGCAAAGCAAATTAAAGACCTAACTGGCTGGATCAAACGCTGTGAGCTAGACGAAAAGCGAGAGCTAAAGTTAGTAGAAACACTAAAAGCAGAAATTGCCAGTTTAGAAAATCACACCTGCCACAGTTGCGGGCAAGCATTCCACGACGAAAAGCAAGAGCAGTTGTTAGAGGAAAAGAAGCAGGCATTACAGGAAGCCGCATTACAAGCACTAGCAACAAACACACAGTGGGTGGAACACTCCGATGCCCTTAAAGAACTAGGAGAACTAGGAGCAGTTCCGCAAGTATTCTACGACCGCGAAAGCGATGCGTTTGAGCACCGTAGCAGTATGGCTAGTGTGCTTGCACAATTATCAGCTAAGGAAGCAGAGGTAGATCCGTATGCAGAACAAATTCGAGAAATGCAAGATCAGGCGCTTGAGGAAATCGATTACTCTGTAATGAATGATCTAGTAAGCTTAAAAGAACATCAAGAGTTCTTGCTTAAACTGTTAACAAACAAAGACTCGTTTATCCGTAAACGCATCATTGACCAGAACTTATCGTACTTGAATGCACGGCTAGGACAATATTTAGATCGCATTGGCCTGCCACATACTGTAAAATTCAACAACGACTTAACTGTAAGTATCACAGAACTAGGACGAGACTTAGACTTTGACAACTTGAGTCGCGGTGAACGCAATCGTTTAATTCTCTCACTAAGCTGGGCATTCCGCGATGTGTGGGAAAGCTTGTATCAGCCCATTAACTTGCTGTTCATTGATGAGCTTGTTGATTCAGGTATGGACAGTTCGGGCGTAGAAAACAGTTTAAGTATCCTTAAAAAGATGAGCCGAGACGCTAACAAGAGTATTTGGCTTGTTTCTCACAAGGACGAACTTGCAGGAAGGGTTAATAATACCCTACACGTAGTCAAGGAAAACGGATTTACCAGCTACAACACAGACGTAGACATAACATAATATTTTATCATGGCTCGCTGTGTCATAACTACTACACTATGACATGGCATTTTCAAGGATCTCCTGTAGATACTCTACCAGAGGACTGCGTGGGATTCGTTTATCTTATCACAAACACAGTATCAGGGCGCAAATACATAGGTAAGAAACTAGCAAAATTTTCTAAGACAACTCAAAAAACAGTAAAATTAAAAAACGGCACCAAGAAGAAAAAGAAAATCCGCACTAAAGTGGATTCTGATTGGCGCGATTATTATGGCTCAAGTCCCGAATTAAGCAAAGATGTAGAAGCATTAGGTGCTGACAAATTTACAAGAGAAATCTTGTATTATTGTAAAAGCAAAGCAGAGTGCAGTTACATTGAAGCTAGGGAACAATTCACACGTAAAGTTTTAGAATCAACAGATTATTATAACGGACATATTCAAGTCCGTGTCCATGGCTCCCACATCTTAAACAAAATCTAATCAGACGGTTTATGGCTCACGCAGGCTAATATCATGCGTATATGAAAACTGGACCTCGGGTCGCAGGGACGTAAATCTTTCGCCGTCAAAAGTGCTTAACCACTACCCGCAAGGATGAGGACTGCTAATTGCCGCAGTTTGGTTATTTGAACAGGATTTAAAAAGGCTAAAAAGACGTGCTAGCGATAGCACACGTTTGCGTAGTATGTTAGCGTATATTATGCAAATCGCCGTTGTGATAAAGACGCAACTCGAGGTACCGGACAACCGCCTCTGTAATGTTGTAACGCTATGTGGCTGTGCTACTCAGATGAAGCCCATTCATTTCTTTGCCCTGTGCGGGCAAAGTG